GATGAATTCAACACCTGATTTTTCATCTTTTTCTTTAAAGATCTCGCGAACTTTTTTAATCTTACGAGGATCGATAAAGCGAATATCGGTAATACCATTTTTAGGTTTTGCCGTATCAATTACTTTGTGGAAATAAATTCTGCCATCAATATACCAACGACGATAATAGTCTTGCGCTCTAAGATTAAATTCTAAAAGATCCAGAATTGTTTCAAACTCTTGTTGAATCTTTTTCTTAATAGAGTCAGATAGTTTTACATTATCAAGATTGATTTCAACAGGACGCTCATCATCAAGGTTTGAAATAGAATCATTCACGATATCATCAATAGCAGAGTCGACATCTGCCATAAAAGCAATGTCGCGATACTTTTTAATAAGTTCTGCCTCGGTGTTGGCGGTTCCTTCTAAGTCAAGGTAGGTACCAAAATAACCACCTGCCTTTATGACATCAGAACCTCCATCGTCCGTCGGCGGCACAAACGATTTCTCCGTCGGTGCCGCCTTGGATTTCTCAACTTTATAACCAAAAATTTCCATAATTCAATTTACTTTTCAATATTACGCAGGAGTAGTATTCGAACGACCATTAGTAGTAGTATAATGTTGATACTGGAAGGTTACTGTGTACTCTTCGATCACATCGTTCTGACCATACTGAAGAGCGATTTCCGACATATTGATCGGGAATGCTGACGCCAGTTTATAGGTTTGAAGAACACCATCATTGCGATCAAGATGTTCGACCGACATATCGGTTTGATAATCACTTGGTCTAATGTAACCAGTATTATCAGCAAGATCATTCATTCCATCCATCCATGCTTCAAATGGGCGACGAAGTGAAAACTCTGTGTCGTTTACAATGGTAATTGTGAATGGATCGAAGATACGTTCACCAGCGAGTTTAACCTCACGACCACGATACTGAAGTAGGGTTGGGTTTACATTAGATGCAGGAACTGCAGCACCAGTAACCAACAGAGCGTATTCCTTGTTGGGAACATTAACATATGCAGGGAAACCCAGAATTACGCGGAATTGATTTGGTCTTGCACCACCAGCACCTAGTAACCCCTTAAATTTTGAAATATCCATATTAGATTCTCCTAATCTTTTTTATTTATAGGGTTTAAGCGCCGACTTCTTCAAACGTAATTGAAGTTCTCGTAGCGATGAAATTCAGTTGGATGAAGTTGATCGATTTTGCTGGTTTGATAAAGATGTCAGCAACGAATTCGTTACGGTCAATTATCTCACCAGTGTTATTCGTCTCATCACAAACTACTCGGAAGTCATAGATACCACGACGACCACGAACATCGCGGAGGAATGGTTCTACGATCGACTTGAACTGTGCACGAGTGAAGACATCGTTGAATTCGAACAACTGGAATTTAGCAGCAGTCGAAATTGCTTTTTCAAGAACGATAAACAGACGACGAACATTGATACGATCAAACGCTGACGGTTTCGCAAGCATTGTCTTATCGCCATAAAGAACGATACCATTTCCTGGGAGATTAGCAACAGGGTTGATACCATTCAAATAAAGACTGTCACGGTCTGTTTGGTTTGGAGTCCAAAGAAGTTTAACAACGTTCTTGATCGCACCACGATTTAAACCAGCAGGTGAGAACCAAGGATCATTAGTGCTGTCAGTACGAGCACAAAGACCAGCAATGTCAGCGTTCAATGGAACGTTCACATATACGTCATTATAACGATCGTATTGACGCTTCCAACCTGAGTCAGAGACAACATACGAACTAAAACGATTTAGAGTATCTTTGAAGTAGTCAATAACGTCGTCTGTTTCATCTCCTGCGTTGTTCTTAACAGCAGCGAGGGGAGGAGAAACAAAGGTAACGCAATCTAGGCGACCAAGTGAAAGTGTATCAATCGCATGCTGGCAAACAGCAGAAGCATGACCACCAGTAATTACCAGAGAGATATCTATTAGTTCTTTATCAACAAATAGTGAGTATCCAGCATTAAGATCACCAGAAGAAGGAGCAGCATCAACGCCACCTGTGAAGGTATCAGTGTGCTCACCCGCAGCAGTAATAGTGTTATATTCACCAGCAGATGCAGCAGCACCCCAAGCAAGGTCTTCACCGCTATTCGCTGGGTGCTTTGTCCACCAAGCATACTTTGATTGTGTATTAACTACGTTCTTGTAGTAGATTGATCCACCATCACTGCCCTTGGCATCAGAAGCAACTGACAAATTGGCGAACTTCTCAAGAACTGTTCCTACAGTTCCAGTAAACGCTCCGACTCCGTCGACTACAATTACGTGGACTTCATCAAACGTTGCACCCTTGGCATCAGCATAGTCAGAAGTTCCAGGCGCATTAGCAAAACTCGAAGCATAATCCCATGTATCAAATCCAGAATGATCGCAGATTGAAACAATAAGACCGTTGCCTTTTGCACCAGGATACTTTGCAGTAAATTCCATACCCTGATCACCAGCGCTGAAACTGTCTTCGTAGACATCTCCGTTTGGAATATAAACTGCAGTTTGACCGCATCCGACAGCGTTTCTTCCAGCTGATCCGACTGCGCGAACGAGTTTGAGGTTGTTGGTATATGAGAGGAAATTTGCAGCAGAATAGAAATCTACCGCATTAGTTGAGGTTGGTACGCCGAACTTGCTTACGAGTTCGTTCTCGGATCCAACAGTAACGATTTCTTCCGCTGGTCCCCAATTGAAATTACCTACGAATGCGCCGATAGAAGTCGAAACTGCTGGGACAACATTAGTAAGGTCTTGTTCGGTAACTAGGACTCCAGGCGATAACTGAAAAGCCATGTTTTATTCTCCTTGTGTTAAAATGATCAGTTTCATCTTGTTTTTTATTTATAACTCGTGTATTTTGTGTTTATCGATATGTCGTATCGACTTTCCAATAATCACCCCCAGCAATAAACACTTCTTCTTCTCTTCCATTGACAATAATACCAAAGGGAGTAAGTTCTTCTTCAATCTGTCTCATTTGGGTGTCATATAATTTTTCACGGATATCTATATCTGTCAAGTCTTTAAAGTAAGTATTAGTGGTTAACCATCCGAACAGTACTAAGCACATTGCTAAGTCGTCATGATAACCTTCATCTGCTTGATACGATCCTGCCTTTTCAATAAACGTTGATAACTCACTAATCGTATCAGCATCAAAAATTTGTAACTTCATTTCCTCTAGTAACGACTTAAACGTAAAACATCCCTGTCTTTTAACCTGCTTTGACATTTTGACACCAAAAGTAGTCGTTCTGCCAAAACCTGGAGACAGGTATTGTTTGTTAGCATCTCGAGCAGTTGTAAGAATATTATCATATTCTAAGTCGCTATGTAAAATATCAGCGACTTGCTGCCCAATATCATTTACTTCAATCAATACATGTGCGGAATTATAATCTCTCGCAACCTTATTTATAATATTGGGAAATAGGAGTGGGGCGATCTTGTTATCACGATACTTTGCCACCATCTTATACGGAACAGATGTAACATCAATTACTACTGCTGTTGAATAGTCTCCACCAATACCTCTGGCAGTATCAACAGTCATTGCATATGTTCTTTCTGGCATAGGTTCTTCAAAAATATCCAAACCATCCTTGGCATAAACTGGATCAATAGAACTCATATTACTGAGAGTTTTGGAGTTAATAAGTGTATTGCTAGAACCCAAGAAGTTACACATAACTTCCTGATTGAATTTCAATTCACCAAGTAGTCGTAGTTGTTCCTCTGCCCATGCATCATCACGTCCTGGAATTTCAGTGTATGGAATGAACATTGGCACAAAACCATTTGCACCTTTTTCTGCTTCATTCCAGAATTTCCAGAAGTGGTTGTATCCCAGCGGAGTTGAGGTCAGAAGAATCTTGGTGGTTTGACCAGCAGAAATTGTAGGATAAACTGAAGCGAAGAACTGTTCAGCAACGGTGTTTGGAATGATCGCTGCTTCGTCGATATACAACCAGTTAACAGACTTACCGCGAATACCACTGGTAGTTGTCGCTGAGGTAAATATCTTCGACCCGTTTTCTAATTCAACGTCACCCTTGTTCCAAGTCTTAACACCTTGTTGCATCCAGAGTGGTAAGTTTTCATACATGCCTTGGTAACGAGACATAACTTCTCTGGCAGCAGCAGTTTTGTTTGCCATAATAGCAACAGTTTTGGATTCTTGAAATAATGTATACCAAAGGATACATGCGGCGGCGACAATGGTTTTACCCTGCTGACGACCCTCCATCAGAATCGCTTTACGATTGTCTAGAATATGATGAACTTTACGTTTCTGACAATCGTAGAGTTTAAATAACTGAAGACCGTGATCGAGAGTAACGATTTGACAATAGTTTTCGATAAAATAAATTGGATCTTCTTGGCACAACTCAAGTTCTGTCAACTGCTCAATCGTAAAACTATGTTTGTGCCCGATCGGTTTTAAATTAATATTACCGTGGTATGAGGATTCTTCTTCAATCATGATCAATAATCTTTGTTCTTTCCGCTTTCAATGCCTTTAATAGATCTGAGGTGGATCCAGCAAAAACAATATTATTCTGGGTTTCAATATTACCCTTTGATGGTTGCTCTTCGCGCAGTTTCTTTTTCTTTGCTTGAAGATCTAATAGATCCTTGGCAGTGTCGCCAGTGGTTTTAATCAACTGTCCAACGACTTCATAGGCACGAGGACTGTCACTGGCAAGAGCAACACCCAGCATTCCATCAAGTGCTTGTTGACTTTTATCGATAAGAGTATTAAGTTTCTGGCGAGCAACTTGATAATCGTCTTCGATATCGTCGCCTGTGGGGATGTACACAACAGGAGTTTGAATTGGTGGAGCGGGTGGGATAACTACTGCGGTAGATGTTGGCGCAGATTGAGTCCCAAAAATCTCATCTAGTTTGTCATAGTTATTCAAAGAACTCATCGAATGTCTCCACATAGTCCCACGCACCAACTTCTGGTGTTACGTCGGATGGTGTTGTTGTCACTGTATATCTTTGTCCGTTATTAATATCAACAGCATCATTTGCGTATGTATTTGCAATAGCAGTTCTAATGATACCTTGCAGTTCGACTGGTCCATAAAAATTCAATCCAAGTTTGAAATTCAAAGTCCAAACAACAGACTGTCTCTGGGCATAATCGCCTTCGTATTGATCTTCATAATCAATTCCCTCCATCGTTATTTGCAAGTCACGCTTAATGCCCATCTCTGGAACATCATTAATTGTAACACAAAAATCTGGATTGAAGAATGGTAGAATCTGCTCAATAATTTGCAATCCATCATCTTGGTTCTTTGCGAAAACGTAAAGAGAAATCGACATGTCATATGGAGTGCTAGTAAACTGACTGCGCAACTTATTGGTATCGTCACCCGCACCTACTGCAATGTTTTTTGTCAGTATGTTAATCTTACGAGTTGGATTGTAACTGAGTCCAGTGATTTCAAACCCAATTCTTGGTAATGTAATTGCTATACTTGCTGGGTCAGTTGTGGGAACTGAGGCAATACGAGCAAGGAATTTCTGCTTAGTTGAATATGCCAACGGTACACGAAGACTCTGCGCATATTCTCCCTCAGAGTTTTTGCGCTGCACAACTATGTTGTTGAAGATAGTACCAAAGGCAATAATCGCTTTACGAATATGCGAGTGATAGAAAAATTTACCAGCGAACATTAGTTCCTCACCAACACTTCGCCGAATGGATTAATAGAAGTAAAGTCTAAAATTCCATCATACGCAAGAGTATCAAAGTCTTCATTGTTTGCCAGTGGATCAATTTCAGATATAGAATATCCTGCTAAAATCAGAGAATCACCAGAGTCTAACAATAGATCATCGCCACCCTCGAGTAAGAACTGATATGCATATTGATCTTCTGACTTATCATCGATAGCATCGATTTCTGCATTCCCAGTATTAAATCTCTCAGAACTATATTCAAAGACTTCACACTTCAATTTGAATATGTTAATCTTGCCCAGTTGATAGAACGGATTGAGAAAGTCAACATATTTAATTTCAAAAAACGTTTTAGTCTTTGGAAAATAAAGGATGTCGCCTTCTGATGGTCTTGTTGTCAGTTGCAGATCTTCAGCGTTATTCGCTACAGATTCTTCCCAGCGTCTCTTAGAAACCACAAAGGTTGCCGATGCTCTGAATTCGAATCCGAATTTAGTGAACAGATCACCCTCGCCTTCAAATCCTTCTACGTTCTCTAGATACATTTCCAGAGGATAATATTGGCTGAAGTATGATAGCGGATCTTCGCCAAAAATTGGATCTTGGTTAGCAATATTTCTTGGAAGATAGTAAACGTCGTGACCATAAATCTTGAGACTTTCAATGACAAGATCCTCCACCAAACGCTGTTCGCTTGTTGTTCCCGAGGTATTTCCAGACTGAAAGTAAAAATTAGTTGGCATCTCTTATCCTGTGTAGAAATCGACAGGGAGTTCTGACTTCAATTGCATTTCAGATTCTATTTGTTTAATCTCTTCGACTGCTTCATCATAGACTTGTTGACCATTAAGAGTAACACCACCTGGAAGTTGGATTCCTCCAAACTTCTTCATGTTCTCACCCCATTGACGTTTGATCAATGCAGTGGTATACATCTTTAGGAACATGTCGTTATAGACTTTAGTATATTCTGTTGGATCCAGAATGCGATAGCACTCAACAATAATGTAATCACCGACTTGGAATGTCTCTTTCCAGTTTACGTCAATATAAAGTTTATCTGTTTTTCTGTTGAAGCGAATTGAACGCTGTCCAGGAAAGATCTGGTCATACATCTGCAGAGTTGTTTTAACTTGCGAGTAATAAATTAGATCTGCCGAGAGAAGATTATACATGTCATTGAGTCTAAACTGATAGACCAAGTTGAACATGTTGTTTGGATTTTCCATACCATCGCTAGGAGCATTGAAATTGAACAACTTGATGATGCCAATTACTGCGTCTGGAATGGGAATATACTGGTTATCTAAATCACCAGCAGTATAAAACAGAGAAGATGCAAGCGTACGAGTAAATCCAGAAATCTCTCCAGTTACGTTTTCACTTGCTTGGAATACACCAGATGTCGCACCAACTGTAGCAATTGTGCCGTTTAATGAAACTAAAGTGCAAGATGCACCCGATGTTTCGCCGACGAGTTTTTCGCCGAGATTAAATGATGGGGAACTTAGTCCGCTGAATTTAAGAGTATTGCCTGTAATTTGGTGCTTCAGATAAGTTCTTTCAACACCATCAAAATGATATTCTTGAAAATACTGCAGTGCATCATCGACGCGATCAGAAACCTGATCTTCGTCTACGTTGATTTCAATTACTGGGAACCCTAGTCTGCGGAAACAGTAATCTATTAATGCTTGCCTTGAAGAAATTGTCATACCTTGTCCTCTTTGGGACTATTTATAACGAACCCATGTCATAAACACCTGGATTTACGCCAGTTATATCACCTAAGTCGATTGTTTCTGGAATAGTAAAAAATTCTGGGTTGTATCCACCAACTTCAATAATACTTCCGTCAGTTTTCTTTGAGTATAGTGTTCCGTCTGCTAAATTTACTGCAAGTTCTCCGACTGCAATTTGACCTGCAGTGGGAACCGCACTAGCAGTCTCACTTCTTTTAAGTTGCATAATTGTTGACATTAGTTAAGCAAAGTCCCCGAAGAATCATAAATTGCAACACGAGCGAGAGAATACCACTGTGTCGTTGATGATGCCATCAATTCAATTGAACCATTTGCTGCAACCTGAATTGCTGCGTTTGCTGCTAATGCGTCGATTGCGGCACCTGTTGCTGGATAGATTGAGAGAGTATTTGCTCCCTTGTTTACGATAACAATTCTACGTCCAGCGGTCGCGGTTGGGAGTTTAACTCCAGTAGATGCAGCAACTGTAGTAACTACGTTGTAATCAACTGTCAATGCAGTAGCAGCACCCTGATTGGCACCAGCAGCGGAAACTGCATTATTATTATCTACAACCGCACCATTCAGTGCTGGTGTCGTTAATGTTTTATTGGTTAGAGTCTGGGTTGCGGTAGTGCCAACAACTGGAATGTAGTTAGTTCCGTCTACTGTATATTCCCAAACATCGGTAGTTTCATTCCATTGAAGAGCAACGTTAGTGGAAGTACCACGTTCTACTTCGATACCAGCATTTTGTGAAGGAGTTCCTGCTTCATTACTATTTAAAGTAATAACATTATCAGCAAGATTGATTGTTTCGGTATTAACAGTAGTAGTGGTTCCAGAAACCGTGAGATCGCCAGCAACAGTTAGAGCATTATTAACAGTAGTTGTGCCAGTGGCCGCACCGATAGAAAGAGTAGTTGCCGCACCAGCAAAGTTTACTGTAGTCGCTGTAGTATTAACTAGTGCAAAGGTTGTGCTTGGGGTAGTTAATGATGTTGTAATTGCAGGACTGGTACCAAATACCAATGCGCCAGATCCAGTTTCATCGCTAATTACGCCAGCGAGTTCTGAAGAAGAAGTCGCAGCGAAAGCACTTAGTTTATCTGCAGTATAAGCAACTGTACCACCAGCACCAAATGCAACAGAAGAAGCATCAGTACCAGTTAGCGTTAATGTATTACTTGCGGTTAATGTCTTTCCATCAGCAACAGTTAAAGTTGACCCAGTTGCAGGAGCTGTAAATGTTACTTTGTTAATTGTAGTAGCACTTGCCACACCAAGAGTTGGTGTTATAAACGTTGGGCTTGTAGTAAACGCAACCGTATTACTACCACTTTCGTCAGTTAGAGCAGATGCAAGGTTAGCACTAGAGGGTGTTGCTAAGAATGTTGCTACACCAGTACCAAGTCCAGAAACACCAGTCGAGATCGGAAGACCTGTGCAACTTGTTAGTGTTCCAGATGCTGGAGTACCAAGAGCAGGTGTTGTTAGTGTTGGACTGGTAAGTGTTTTGTTAGTTAGAGTCTGAGTCGCTGCCAGAGATACAAGTTCGAATCCACCAGCAGTTGCGCCATCATGAACTACTACAGTATCTTTTGTTGTATTGACGGTAACTTCGCCCTCGGCACCAGTAAAGGTTGAGTGCTGGACCGTAGTTCCTCGTCTAAGTTGTAAAATCGTTGCCATGTTTTTCTCCTGAATTCATTCTATTTAGGTGTATGTTCCACCGTTAATAATGGCACCAGCATCTATGTTTGACAACGAGGTTTTCAAAACTTTATGTCCACCTGCAGTAGACCCATCGTGGACTCTCAATGACCAATCAGTGGTATCCACGGTAACTTCCGCCGCCGAACCAGTAAAAGTGTTATGCTGAGTGGAAGTACCTCTTCTGAGTTTAACTCTTGCTGCCATTAGATGCTCCCGTAATCAACTGAGTTGTATGCTGCTACTTCATCAGTAATCAATCCATAGTCAAGATCGGTTATCTGGTTGAGACGAACAATTGCTGTTCCAGGAGTTGTCGCTGTATCAACGTAGAAGTCACTAAATGCAGTATCAGAAAATGCAATTGTGCCTACCGAGGTATCGCCCGCATCGCCATTTACTTGTACACCACCGATAGAAACGATTGTTCCGTCAGTTTTCTTAGAAAATATTTTTTTGTCAGTCAAATTGACTGCAAGTTCTCCGACTGCAAGTTGACCCGCTGTGGGTATCGCGGCAGCAGTCTCACTTCTTTTTATTTGTACTATTGTCGACATCTACATCCTCGTTCCCCACAGAATAACTCTCAGATGTGCCAAACGATAGATTTCCTTCCAAATCAACATAATCCCCAGAAGGTTTCGGTTGGTTTGCTTGGTGTTCTAAAAGTTGGATTTTTTTTTCGAGTTCTGCTGTAGTTTCATTTGCCATAGTGAGTTGTGTGCTTAACATAATATTATCCAATGTCAATGCTTTCAGTCGTTCTGCTAGATTAGCGATATACGAATTGATAAATTTAGTCTGATCCATAATATTCTCCACGAAAAGATTGGGGTGGGATAATTCCCACCCCGTTCTAGTTATTTATTAGTAAGTTCCACCGTCAATATTACCGAATGAAGGAGCAACACCCGAACCACCAGATTTTAGAACCTGACCTGCAGTTCCAACAGCA